CCAGCCCACGCAGCTCGGCATTATCCCGCGCACCGGCCTTGGCGGTCGTGGACAGCAAGAAGGCGAGCAGGACCAAGCCGAAACAATGAGCAAGAAGCCGCTCGAAAACTGGCTCGTGGACGTGATCAACTCACTCAGCCGCAGGTTCCTTGGCGCCTCCAAAGACGTGACGTTCACGCTCCGCAGCGAGGGCACCGTGGCGCAGCAGGTCGAGCAGTCCAAGGCGCTCCAGGTCAGCCTCTACTCAGGCCAGAAAACGCTGAACTCCGTCCAAGCCGAACTCGGCCAGCCGCTCTACGACATGCCCGAGGCCGACGAGCCTTTCATTGTCGCCGGCAATCAGGTCACGTTCCTCAAAGGCCTCCTCAACACCGACAGCGTTGGCGAGACGGTCGGCCAGACAGCCATCGGCACCGCCGCAGCCGAGGCAGACGGCAAGACGCCACCGCCGGCACCCGAGGCACCAGCACCCGAATCCCCCGAAGCGGTCGCCGAGCAGAAAGCGTTCAGAGCGTTTGTCGCCAAGCGCAAGCGCAGCAAGCAGGCGTGGCGAGACTTCGACTTCAAGCACGTCGACGCCAACACCGCAAAGGTCCTCAACGCCGAAGGGCGTGAGGTAGTGGAGGTGGCAAAGCAGCGCCCTTTAGGAGGGCGGCGTCTGAGCTACCCGGAGCACGCCACCTTGATCTAATCACCGGCCATTATCAGGCCGAGGTCGCCAAAGCGATGGTCCGGTGCGTCACCGGCATCGACCACGCCATTGCCAACGCAGGCGGCAAGGCCGCAGCACCCGGCGCACGATGGGACGGCTCGCCGCTCGAGGACGTGCTCCAACGCATCTACACCGACTCATGGGTCGCCGGCACTCGCATCGCAGCCGACCAAGCCGACAAGGGCGTCGCCGGCGCCGGTGACCTCCCACAGATGGCCGCCGGCATCAACTGGAGCACATGGAAGCCGGGCGACACTGACGCCGCCATGAAAGCCGCCGACGGCGGGCTCAGGCAACTCCTTGACGATGCGAGCTCGACGGTCAAAGGCATCGGCGACACCACCATCGACCGCATCGGCAACGCCATCGCAGACGGTCTCGCCGCCGGCGACCCGATCAACACCGTCGCCAGCAACATCACCGACTTTCTCGGCGACCCGGCTCGCTCCTTCCTCATCGCTCAGACCGAGACGAGCCGAGCCATGATCGCCGCACAATCGGATCAATACCAGGCCCTCGGCTTTGCGACGTTTGACTGGCTTTCCTACGACGGCGCCTGCCAAGCCTGCCAAGACCAGGAGGACGCCAACCCTCACAACTTCAGCGACGAGCAGCCACCCGGTCACCCGTCCTGCCGGTGCTCCATCGTCGGCTCGGGCGAGGTTGACTCTTTGCAGGCGGTCGCCGACTCCGAGTACGGACCGGGCGACAGTCCAAGCGGAGCGACGCCACCAAGCGACGCACCCGACGACCTAGAGCACCTCGACACCAGCGGCGGATCGTCACTTGCGCCAACGCTCAACGCTCCTGCACGCACCTTTGACTACTTCGCTCAGAACTGGAGCACCGTTTTCAACGCAGTAAGCGACGACCCCTACTGGGACGGCATTAGAGGCAACGGCGACAAGGCAATGCAAGAAATATGGAGGCTCAACGGCTTTGACGCTAAGCCCACGGTCATCAATGACGAGCAGTTCGCCAAACTTGCCGACAATGGCTGGCAGCCGATGTATCGAGGCATCGCCGCCAACACCGCAGACCAGGTGCAGGAATACGTTGACGCTTTCAAGACTGGCGACGCTTTTGCAGGCCAAGGAATGTTTGGCAACGGCACCTACGCATCCAAGTCTGTAGAAACGGCCGACGAGTTCACCAAGCAGAACGCCAAAGGCGAAGAAATAGAGTTCGGTCAACGCATGGACTTGCTCATGCACCCCGACGCCAAAATCATCAACCAAGTCGACCTCCGAGCAGAGTTCCTTACCTACATTCAGAACCTTCGGGACGAGCAATCCGCCATCAAAGAGGAGTACCCGACGCTCCCGAATGAGAGCCAACGGGAATGGCTAGATCGCATCCCGAAAGAAGTGCGCGACCGCTACGACACCGCTAACGACGGACGCCAAATTATTGAGGACCCGATGCGCTACGCCTCGGCGGCCGGCTACGACTGCGTGTTCATTGAAAACCCCATGGTCAATTTCTCAAGCGGCGCAACCGTTGACGACACTTATTACGTCATCCTCAACCGTGGCGCTATTGCCGTCCGAGCATAGGAGCAGCATGACTCAAACCGAGATGAACAGGTTCGTGGCGTTGCGCACGCAGATCAACGCCGTCGTGCCATTGCTCAACGCTTTTACCCGTTACGAGTTTGTTCAAGCGGTGCAACCAGCGGCAACGCTGAGCGCCGTACCGCAGCCCTATCGCAAATGGATCACCGACCATTCAGCAATCCCCGACGACAATCGCAGCCTTGTCCATCCCACCGCTACGCAGACGAGGCGCTAACTAGACCTACGATGACAAACGATGGCATGGAGGCACTCCACACACGGCAAGACGGTCACGACGCACCGAGCGACCAAGCCGAAGAAGGCCGTGGCAAAGCGTCACCAGGTCAAGAAACTCGCACACCACGCCAAGGCAAAGCACCACGACCGGATGCAACGCCACTACAAGCTCGGCTAGTTCAGGAGACACCGATGACCGATCAGATCACCTACGCGTACGCCGGCGACATTGAGAAGTCCTACGACGAGGACGGCTCCCTGATTGTGGTTGGCAAGGCGACCGGCCCGGACCTCGACCTTGACGAGCAGGTCTGCGACCCGGCGTGGCTCCGTGAAGCGATGCCAGCGTGGATGAAGTTCGGCAACCTGCGAGAGATGCACCAGCCAGTCGCCGCCGGCGTCGGGCTTGAACTCTCCAGCGACGGTGACGACTGGCACCTCAAGAGCAAGGTCGTCGACCCGATGACCGCAGCCAAGATCGAAGCCGGCGCACTCCGCGGCTACTCCATCGGCATCAAGGGCGCCAAGGTCGTCAAGGACGCCAACGCTCCGGGCGGCAGGATCGTCGGCGGCACCGTCGTTGAGGTGTCCTACGTCGACCGTCCCTGCAACCCCACCGCCGTCACCGCCATCGCCAAGGGCGTCGGACTTACCGAGGCCGTTGAGGCCGTCGAGGCCGAACGCACCTACATTGACAAGGACGTAAGCACCACCGGCACAGTCGACGCCGAGTGGAAGCCCGAGGACACCTACGACCCCGAGCCGGCAGAGCCCGATCAGAGCAAGCAAACGGTCTGCTCCAAGTGCGACGGCCTCGGCAAACTGCCCGAGACTGGCGAGACGTGCCCGACCTGCGACGGCTCCGGCATGATCGACGAGAAGCGCCCCGAGGCAGGCCTTGCCACCGGCGAAATCGTGGAACCCGAGAAGGGCGCAGACGCCGAGGTCGAGAAAAAGGACTACTCGGACAAGGAACGAGCCGATATGGCGAGCGCCGGCCAAGCAATGTCGGGCGGTGGCTACCCCATCAAGTCGATCGCCGACCTCAAGAACGCCATCCAATCGTTCGGACGAGCTAAGGACCCGGCGGCGACAAAGGCGCACATCAAGGCCCGAGCCAAGGCCCTCGGACGTGAGGACCTCATTCCCGACAACTGGAAGGGCGCCGAGGCCGACACCGAGAAGATGGAGCACGACCAGGACGACCTCAACGCCGTCCGAGCCTCGCTCATCGCCCTCATCAAGGCCGAACTCGACGAGATGCTCAACGGCGAAGAGGACGAAATCGGCGACGTGAGCAACCTGCTCCTCTGCCTGAAAGTGTTCCTCGACTGGTGGCTCCACGAGGCCAGCGAGAACGAAACGGACGCCCCGTTCACCGCATGGGACGACTCAGACAAGGAGAGCAGCAACATGGACCTCACGATGCTCGGCGTCTCAGCCGACCTCATCAAGAGCGCCAACGCCGGCGACGCCAACGCCGTTGACGCCATCAAGATCGACCTCATCAAGGCCCTCGGCATCGAGGACCTCCGTGAGGACGTAACGACCGTGAAGGCAGCGCAGCAAGAGGAGCTCGAACTCCTGAAGGCTGAGCTGGAGCGGGTCAAGACGCTAGCCGCCCCCGGTGGCCCGGCGATTACTCGGACGCAGGCCCAAGCGCGCAAGAGCGCCGAAGCCGAGCGACTTGAAGCAGAAGCCAGCCGGTACTACAGCATCGCAACGCAGGTGGAAGATCCCACACTGGCGAAGATGTACCGCGACAAGGCCGACGCCATGAGCCGCGACGCAGCCAAGTTCGCCACCGCCTAGCAAGCACGCAATACCGCACACACCAAACCACTCTCAAGGAGCAACCATCATGGCTTTCGCAGCCCCCTCGGTTGACGAACTCTTCGGCGGCGTTCCCGCCGACCAGCGAGTCGACCGCTTCGAGCAGTTCAAGTCGGTCCTCTCGGACTGCCAGAACCGCGCCATCTCAGCCGCCTCACGCGGCGAAGTCCAGTTCGTTCGCGGGCAGGGCGTCGTCAAGAGCGCAAACCCGACCACCGACCTCGACGCACTTCGCTCGGAAATGACGACGAAGGCCATGACCCCGGACCAGGCCGCCGACGTGCAGAGCGCACTTGACCGCCTCGCCGAGATCAACAAGGACTGGAGCCTCACCAACCCGTTGTCGTCCTCGGTCGGCACCTTCGGCATGGTTCCCTACGACCTCGACCCGGCGCTGGCCCTGCTCGTGCCCCGTTCGTTCGTCGTTCGCAACTCCGTGCCTCGCACCACCGGCATCGGTCAGGCGGCAGAGTACCGTCGCATCACCGGCGTCTCAAACTCCGGCTCGGGTGGCGTCGCCAACCTCAACACCTTCTTCTCGTCGTCCAGCGTCTCCTCGACGTGGGACAACGCGAACATCACGCGCAACCGTCCGGCGAAGATCAGTTACGCCGCCGACCGTCACGTCGTGCCGTTCACCGAGCAGGGTGTCTCGGACAGCGTGACAATGCAGTCGCAGTTCGCCGGCATGGGCTTCGCCGACCTTCGGCAGCTCAGCCACACGGCGGCACTTTGGGCCCACATGATCGGCGAAGAGCGCAACCTCATCG